GCGGAACGCTGGCATTCCAGCAAGTTCACGCAAGTAATCTTCGAGGTTGTTGTCTGGCGTAAGCAACTGGCTCTGGGTCAGGTTCGTCAGGAATGCGCCCAGTTCCACCAAGTCAACTTGGGTTACTTGTCCGTAAGTGAGGGTCGGGCAGTGAGCGGTGTCAAACCCGTTCAGCGACATCAAGCGTGGAATGGCGTGGCTGTTGAACACTTCGGCAATGAGGCGAATCCAAGATTCCACTGCTGCCATGAAGAGGTCTACTTTGGAAGCGCCAAGGGCGAACGAGCCGACGGCCTCGTGTCCCAGCATGATGAAGTCTGCCAAGCAGGTCATCGCAATCTGCTGGTTGTAGCGAGAGATGATTTGGTCGGTATTGAACTGGCGAGCGCCGCCTGAGTTCAGCAACTTGAAGTCAATGAGTTGCTTGCCGTTCTCGTCGAACATCATCGGAAGGACGATGCCTTCGGTTTCATTGCGCTTTACGCCTCGGACGATGCGCTCCATGGCGTACAACGACGACTTTTCAGCAGGCGTAGCGTCTGCGGCGAGCCACTCGGCTGGGACGTAGCCGACGGGAAGGCCAGCGAGGTCACGCTCGACACCAACCGCCTCAAACTCTTCGATGCGGCGCTTGTAGTACCACGCCTTGAATGCTGAACGCAGGACGGAGCGACCTTCGGGGTTGCCACGAGCCGACGTGGTGCGGAACAGGAGCGACTTCTCGATTGGAATGACGTTCAAGCGACCCGTTGTGGGGTCACGCTGCACCATGGCCTTGATTCCACCAGATTCGTCAAACTGCCACTGCCACAAACTGTCCTGCGCACGCATGACAATCTTGCGCCAGCCAATCTTGTTATCGTTGAACTTGGAACGCTTTGAGGGGTCTTTCTGGTCAGGCCCCTTGCGCTGCTTGTAGACAATCTCGAAGTACGACCACCCGTAGACGAGGAACGAGGTGATGGCAATCATGAGTTCGTGCCACGAGTGGCTCATGTCGTCCATGCACTCCTGCACGAAGTCGGCTGCCAACTGGTCGTTGTTGTTCGGCGTTTCACCAGTGGGGTCGGTGTGTGGGTCTACACGCCAGTCCACCTGAAGGATGACACGCTCGATGGCGAAGATGATGGCCCCGATAACAGGGTCGTTTTCAGCCATGTCACGGTAGGCTGTGAGAGATTGGCGGCCCCGAAGTTGGGGAAGGATGTCGTCAATGACGAATCCACCCGTGCGCCACAGACCTGTGGCACCGAGTTCGCTGAAGTTATCCAGTTGAGGCAGTTGGTTTTCGTTATCTGCCATCTCTGCTCCGTGCGTCTATCGCTTCACTTGCTTCTATAAGGCTACTACCCTTTTTCACTAGAGAACTGAGTTTGCGGCGCTGGCTTGGCGAGTGACCGCCCCAAACGCCCCAAGGTTCATCAAGTCCGTAGTCCAAGCATTCATAGCGAACGGCGCATTCGGTGCAGATTTTTCGTGCAGGGGCGAGGTGATTGCCGCCGTGCGTTCCCGTCTCTGGGTAGAACAGGTCTAGATTGGAAGCGTCCTCTGTGCGGCACTGCGCCATCTTGAACCACCACGGGCGCTGGAGCGCCTTGGCGAGGTCAAACTCTATGAGGATGGCATCGCTGGGCAGTTCACCAAACTCAACTTCCTCGAAGCCACTCATTAGTCGCTTTCGTAGTTGTGTATGGATGACAGGTACGCTAAGTACTTCAACGCTTGGTTCTCGCTGAACCCAACCTCACGCATGCCCTCGAAGATTTCGTGCAACTCCGCCAGTGACATCAGCAGAAAGTCGTTCTCGGTCAAGTTCACGTCGTTAGACGTGATGTCCTTGTCGAAGTCGTCCTGTTCGTGCTTGTCTGGCATGAACCCCAGATTAGTACATTTACTTACATTGATGTAGTTCCAAAACTCACTTACAGGTAAGGACGCAAAAAAGCCGCCACCCGTAGGCAGCGGCTCTCTTGGTTAGTCACCGCCACGAGGGTCGGTGCTGAAGTTGACTAGAACGGCTCTTCGTCGAACTGTGGCTGCGCCTGTGGGCGTGGAGCCTGTGAACGTGGCTTGTCCGAGTACTGGTTGCCTTGGAAGGGCTTAGAGCCGCCTTCAGCACGCTCTGTGCGAGAGACTGCGACAGTCGCCCAACGGATGGATGCACCGATTTCGTTGGCGAACAACTCGACCTTGGTCTTTTCGGTGCCGTCCTGAGCCTGATACTTGCGCTGCTGAAGTTCGCCAGTGACGATGACACGGGTGCCCTTCGTGAATGAATCAGCGAAGTTCTGGGCAATGTCTCCGATGGCAACGCAGTCGAAGAAGTGGGCTTCGTTCTCCCACTCGTTCGTCTCACGGTTCTTCTTGGACTTGTTTACGGCGACGGAAAATGAAGTCATCGCAACGCCTGAGTTCGCAAAGCGGACTTCAGGGTCTTTGGTGAGATTTCCGACAATAGTGATGCTGGTGTCAGCCATGGCTGTACCTCTTTCTGTTCAGTTGTGTCAGTTGGATTTTCTGACGATTGGTTTGGTGATGCGGTACTACTTGGTGTGAGCGTCGAACGAAACGAGCGACTTCACTGCATTGATTGTATCAAGGTTTCGGGCTACCTGTCCACCCTTACTTGCTGCGATTTCTCGGCGGACTTCCATTAGAGGTAAGTCCGTAAGTTCGCAAATCCAGTCAACTGCTTGGTTCAGCATTTGGAGACGCAACTTGTCGAGAGAGAGGCAGGAACGCATCCCTTCCTCTAGCGCCACTAGGCGCATTTCCTCTGCGGTGATTGGCTGCGTATCCATTTGCCTCAACCATACACGCACCCTTACGGTGAACACAGGTCAATGGAATGGACTACAGGTAGGGGTGGTTGATACAGACTGGGCACCGCTCCCAACACGTCTCACCAATCTCCCAACACGCCTCGATGAGATGAGGGTCGTTGTGGTGAATGGAGCAACGTGGGCAGGCTCGGCCCAGAAGTTCGAGTGTGCGCTTATCGGTCACACTCCGATACTACGGTGGCTGGCTGCAAGGGTGCGTAAGCCGTCTATGTGGGCCTGTGAGACACGAATAGCCTCTCGTAGGGTCATCACATTGTTCGTGGCTAACTGGCTGCGATAGCGAGCGTCAGCCGTCGCTACGGTTGCTGCGTCGTCGGCGTGGTCAATCGTGACCTTGGTGCCACTCTCGAATGCTTCAGCACGGACACGCAGGCGCTCCTGTGCGAACCCAACCTTGAAGTCCGTCTCAGCCTGAGCCTGTTCACGGACGGCCTCACCAAGTGAGGTGATGAGGCCGTCCATGCGCTCCAGTTCTGTCTCGATGGCTTCTTGAATCTCGAAGGGTGTCAGCATGGACTACAGACCATAGCCGTAACGCTTGGCGCACGTCGGGCCAAGGCCACGAGCCACCGACACTGGCACCGTCAAGGTGCGCAGGCAGCAGAGGCAGGTGTTGCTCGACATGGCGTTGGCCTCGGCCTGATTCATGAACTCGGCACGAGCGTCGTCCACGTTGCCCGTGAGCAGGAACTGGGCAGCAGCGATGATGGCGTGCTTGTCAGCGTGCGAGCGGAACACCTTGAAACCTTCGGGGGTGATGAAGGCGATGTCCTTGTACGAACGCTCGTTGTTCGAGCCGACGAGAACGCCGAGGGTCAACTTGCCGTTGGCCCACGATGCCTTCGAGATGCGGAACGTGGTGTGACCGCCGTTGTGGGCGACGGTGTAGAAACCTTCAGCCAACTCACGCATGGGAGCAGGTGCAGCGACGGCGGTGGTCGTAGCCGCTGGGCGACCTGAGCCGACCTTGCGAGGCAGTTCGGTCAGCAGGCCGATGAACTGCGAGGCGGTGGCCTTCGAGAGAAGGGCAGCCTCAGCCTGTGCGAGCAGGCTCTGGGGGACGACACGCTGTTCGAGCAGTGCCTTGGCAAATGCAACCTGCTTCTCGGTTGCTGGGGTCTGGATGGTGGTCATTTGGTTCTCCTAATCAGTTGGATGTTTTTTGCTACTCAACTATGGTACAGGCTGGCTGTGACATCTGTCAAGTCAATCTGTACTTTTTTTCTTGCGCCTAATCAGCGGCGTTGTAGTAGTCCTCTTTGAGCGCCTCTTCAATGTCGTCGGCGTACTTCTCGAAGAACCACTCAGTGAACGGCTCGTAGTTCTTAGCGGCCTCGTAGGTGGGGTTCCACACGCCCTTGCTCCCCTTCGTTTCGGGGTCGAGTACCCATTCCAAGATGAGGGGTTCGTTGATGTGTTCCATGCCGAACGGTACGGGCTGTTCCTCGGCAAACTTGGCAAGTGCTTCTGACCACCACTCTTCGAGGCACTGCCACTTGGTTTCGGCGTAGTCCCTATCCCACTGCTCCTGCGCAGCGTCCGCCTTGGCATCGGCGTAGGTGTACTCGTAGTCGTAGTAGTAACTCATTACGCTGCCACCTCAATCTCAGCCTGATAGCCGAGGTCAACGTAGAAGTCGTAGCGGTCAAAGGCGACACGGCGACCATCGGGCAACTCGAACGAGATGGTGATGGAGTTGAGACGGCTCTTGTTGTAGCCGTCCACCTTCAGGACGAAGGCAGGAGCGTAGGAACCGTCACGGCTTGCACCCGTCTTGCTGAAGTTCATCTCGAAGCCACGCATCGGCAATCCGAGAGCGTTGATGAGTTCCATGGCACCCTTGCGGAATACCTTGTTCTGCTGAACCTCGGTCATGTCGTCCGTGACCTCGGTGGACGAGACGAACATACGAGGACGAGCCTTGTAGTCGTTCTGGTCGTAGATGTCGCCCCAGCGAAGGTTGGGGTTGCGACCCACGAGGTGAAGGGTGCCCTTTGACGTGACGAATGTCACGCCAGTGATGCGACCATAAGCGTCAGTGGCGACGCTGGTGGGGTTGATAATCATTTGATGCTCCTTGTCAGTTGGTAGGTAAATCAGTTGGTAATGCGATACATCTATTGTGCCACATGGCTGTGACATCGGTCAAGTCAATCAGTCAACGTCTGGTGGGTCGCAATCTTCGGTGTGGTACTCGACATCAACCTTCTCGCCCGTCTCTGGGCAGGTGAAGTAGAAGGTGCCTTCCTTCTTAGACCAGTAGGCTCCGCTGGTTTCGGTGTACACGGCACGTCCCTCTTGGTCGTCGTGTTCGTCCTCGCACGAGGGGCAGTTGTAAACGGTGTACTCGGTGTCGCAATCCGAGGTGTCGTCGTATGGATAGAAACTGTCTGCGTACATCGTGTGTCTCCTAATCAGTTGATAATCAAGTGTCTCACAGGGGTGTGACATCACTCCATGGTGAACTTACGGCAAGCCTTGCGATTGGCTTCACGCTTCTTGTTCGGAATGCGTACAGCCAAGCCACCACGCCACTCGTGGAGTGTGCCACCGTTGGCAAAGTGACGCTCACGGCGTACCCCTGCTGGTGTGGTGATGGTTTGCTTTTTGCTCATACAACCAGTTTGCCAGACGGGTGTCACATTGTCAAGCACTATTTTTATTTTTCTGTCCGCAACCATTCCCTGTACCTGCCGTAGGAAGTTGGATTAGTTCCTTCCATGACCACTATGGCTGTTCGCACTGTTCATCTACATACCTAGTACAAGGTACGTTCGACGAGGTGATGTAAAGAAAACTTTACTCAAGTGCAAAAACTGCATTTGAGTAAAGTAGTAAAGACTTAGTGGTCGTGACCGTCAGGGTCGTGATGCACTTCGGCCTCATGGTGAAGTTCTGCGAGTGACTGCTCAGCGAGCAGCAACTCCGCCTCGACCTCTTCGATGCGTGAGAGGGTGGCGATGTCGCCGTGGTCTTTGACCCACTTCTCTCCCCACTTGGTTCCAATCCATGCGCCAAGAAAGTTGCCGATGACGAGCGCAACGATTTCCTTAGGTGATGTTGAGAGCGAGTACTTGGCGGCGTAAATCCAAAACAGGGCGTAGCCAGCCTCGAACGTGCCAGCGATGATGGAGCGGTTGCGGCTTTCGGCCTGCACCATAATCGTAGAGCAGATGTTGGCGAACACGAAGCACACGAAGGTGATGACTACGAGGGTCACTGGATGAATCCCTTGATGTACTTCACACCCTCGTAGTCCGATGCTGATGCGACGTGCACGCCTGCGTGACCACGATGATGGAACTCACACAAGACGACGAGGTTGTCGGCTGATTCGACCCACGCTCCCAACTGCTCAGGATTGGAGATGCCTGGGTAGTCGTGTTCGAGCCATTCGAGGTTCACGTCGTTCATGAGAGCGAACTCGATGTGGGCGTGGTGAAGTTCGAGGGGCTTGTCGAGCGAGCACTCAGAGAAGTCGCCACGGTGCTTGCCGATGGCGCACTGCCACTTGTCGGGGTCTTTCTTCCACTCCCTGTGCAGGTGATTGAAGTCAACGTAGTTGGGGTCTGCCTCTCGTGGGGTGTGGTCGGGGTAGCGGACGGTGTACTGGTGGCTGACCTTCTGAACGTGGGCGGCTACGACTTCACCATCACTCATCGGCTGCCGCCTTCTTGCGACGGGTGCGTACCGCCTTGACCTCGGTGTCAACGGCTCGGTCTAGGTGAAGGTCGAGGCGCTTTTCCAATCGCTCGGTGGTCGTCTCAACGTCGGCACGAACTTGGGCAATGTCGGCGCTCAGGGACTTGATGTCGCCCCTGATTTCCTCTTTGACCTTCAGCACGGTTTCGTCGTTCTGCTTGGCACCCTTGGTCATGCGCCAGATGTTGAGGCTGGTCGAAACTATTGACAACACGACAAGTATGGCCTGCCACGTTGCGACGGTTCCCAGCGAGACGGTGATTGCAAGCATTACTTCTTCGCCTTCTTCTTTGCCGCCTTGTGGTGATGCTTTGGAACGGCGTTGTGCACGGCCCAGATGCGCTGCCACGTCAGGATGTCAACCTTCCCGTACCAGAACGGGACGATGTGCTGCGACTTTTGGAACTTGATGAGGGCCGCCTCGGTCAACACACTGAAAACGCCATCAACCTTCAGGCGAGCGCCCGCTTTGTTCAAGGTCGTCTGCAAGAACTTCACCTTGTCGTGGTAGGCGGTGCCAGCCTGCATCAACGGGTAGTTGGCGTTCGTCTCGACGGGTCGGTGGTAGGCAAGGTACCAAACGTTCCCGTTCGACGTGTCCGCCCCCCACAGTCCATCCACTGAAATCCCCATGAGGACTTGGTACTTCTCGACGGCGGCTTTCGTGCGCAGGTCGTAGTGGCCCGTCACGCCCGACTTTGGAAGCAAGTGCAGTGAAAAAAGGACGTGTTGGACGTAGTAGACCGTCACCCCATGCGACCCAGGAGCGTACAAAGGCGCTGGCACTGGGTGCTTTGGGGTCGAGGGGGTCACGCCTGCGCCCGTGAGGTTGGTGAACCACTTGGGGTTGGCGGCTTCCAAGTCAACGTATCCGCCGATGCCACTGACGAGGCCACGGCTGGTGAACTGCCAGATAGTCCAGCCCTTCTTGGCCCATGCCGCAGGGATTTTGGGGGCAGGCAGGCCGCACGCTGATTGCGTGGGCTGGTACGAGTGGGGGTATGCGGCGAGCCACAGGGCGTACTTGCTCAGTGAAATCGCACCGCTCCACCAGTAGTACGACCCCGTGTACACGATGGGTGTGACACCCGTAAGGGTTTTCACTGTGGCGAGCCACTTGTTCATCCACGCCACGTCGTGGGCGGCGGAACTCGTTTGCGTCTCCATGTCGAGCGCAGGCGGTAGAACGCCCTTGGCTCCGCCTGCTGCGACGAAGTACTTTGCGTCCGCAACGGGGTTGTCGGTGGGGCGTGCGTAGTCGTATGCGCCCCACGGCAGGCCCGATTTCACTGCAAGGGTCGTGTCGGTTCCAAAGTAGGGGTTCGTGTACCACGTTCCTTCCGTGGCCTTGACGTACACGCCAGCGTATCCAGCCTTCACCACTGAGGCGAAGTCAATCGGGTGGGGGTTGTTGGACGACACGTCCAGCATGTGCACCCACGAGGCGCAGAGTGGCGTTGTGGTGGCCTTTGCAGGGCTTGCCATGGTGATTGGCGCTGCGGACAGGGCCAAGGCGAGGGTGAGGCTCGTGAAGGGGTTGTGGGGTAGGCGCATACCCAAATCGTACCGCCCGTTTTGGAAATCCTAAGAGGCTACGCCCCTCATCACCTGAACGTTCGTCTGTGGCTCCCACAGGTAAATGTTGAGACGTGCACGGACTTTGGCACGCTGTTTCGGGGTCAGTCCGCCTTGGTAGCCGAAGGCTTCGTGGTAAACGGCCCACTCTTGGCACGGTTCCAATACTGGGCAGTTGGAGCAGAGGTTTTCTACCTCAGGGTCGAATGAACGTCCGTCCTCAGGGAAGAACAGATTGGTATCTGCTTCTCGGCACGCAGCCTCTCGAATCCAAACTTCACGACTTTGGCTGTTTGGGCGTGGCACTTTTGGTTACCTTTCTGGGGTGTACTTTGATTCGGCTGTGCCGTGCCGTTGGTGACCAATCGCCCTCGGTGACGAGGTTGCTCTTCATTCCATTGATGGCAGCCTCATGGATTGCGATGGAATCGTTCACCATCGGCATGGGGCTTATTCGGGCGACGACTTTGCCGCCCCCCATGTGCTCTACGAGGTAGGTGTTCCGCTTGCCACGGTGCTTGGAGCCGTCCGTGTTAGCGCAGTAGATGTATGTGCTGATGACTACCTCGTCCATGTGCCACTCACGCTATCCGCTATGTACGACAAACGCAAGTGTTTCGGCTGTTGGTATCGTGTTGATTTCCCCACGCCTAGAAGTTGCCAAGGTCAATGGCGCTGATGGCTCCAGCGATGACGGCGACGGCGGCGTTGAGGCCGTTGCGGAATCGTGTCCAGTCCACGTCAAAATCTTCCTCGTCGCTGTAGATGTTCAGCATCCAGCCGTTCTTGTCGGCAAGGTTGTGCAGGGCACGGTAGTTGTACTCCGTCCACAACGATTCGCCGTACTCGATGTACGAGGCAAGGGCGACGGCACTCAGGGCGACGGGTCGGCGCACGATGCTGCCGTCCATGCCCATCTCGCTGGTGGTGAAGGCATCGGTTGATGTAATCGTGATGCTTATCATGGTGGTTCTCCTAGTCAGTGGTCAAGTAGATACTTCAATGATACATGATGGGTGTGACAGGCGCAAGTCATCCGTAGAGGACGCTGCCCAGCATCACCATCTGCATGATGATGTCGCCTGCGCAACTGTCGTAGCGACTAACGTGGTCGTCCACTCGGCTACCGCAGTGGTACCACTTGCCTGCCCAGACCTTCTGGCACGCTTCGATGATGTCTGCGAAGGTGACCGTCTTGGCGATGACCTTTTCTTCGTCCTCTGGGTCGTCAATCTCGACCTCGATGGTGAAGGTGCTGGGGTCGCCCTGCTCCGTCCAGTCTGCGATGGCTGCCTTGTTGTACTTCGCCCTGCGCCACCATGGTGCCTGCTCCCATCCTGAACCAGTGATGGCAGTCCACACCTCGTTAGCGTCGAACTCTTTGGTGACGGTGATGAAAATAGTGTTCATTCTGATTCCCCTTCTGTCTCGGTGTGGCTGTACTCGAACTGAACGCAAACGTAGGTGGGATTCCACGGCTTGCTGGTTGGTGTCTCACCACACTCGTGGCATGCGAGCACTTCCCACTCTGGCTCACTTTCGGGCCATGGGTTGATGTCCCACAAGTGGTCGGCTGCTGGGCAACCGCACTTGCAAATCTCGACCTGCTCCTGCTCGGTGGCGATGCCCACTACGCACCAACCTTCACGCCGTAGGAGACAGGCTCGGCAGGGATGAACCAGCCGTAGGTGCGCTCGTCGCCCTCAATCATGGAGCGGTCAGTGGGGTCGTAGCCGAACACATACTTCTTGCCCGACAGACGCTCGATGATGCGGCGGTAGCGAGCGTTGCTGTACTCACGCATTGCCACGGTGCTCTGAACCTTGCGCTCAGCCTTGGCGAGTTCCGCCTTGACTGCTTCCAGTTCCTTCTTCAGTTGCTTCTTGGTCATTTGCTGCTCCTAGTCAGTTGGTGTTGCTTGATACATCCATGGTACAGGACGGGTGTTACGTCTGTCAAGTATTTATCTAACTATTTCGTAGTGGTGCTGAACCGCCTTCTTTTTCTTGGGCAGTTCCTTCATCTTTGCGCTGCCGCCGACGATGGCGTGGTAGGCACGACGCATGCTCGATGCTTCGATGAACCAGTCACGACGTTGGCACTGCTTTGATTCGCAGACAAGGCCGTTGCGCCCTACCCATTGCACTTCTACGAGGTCAGTTGGAGATTTCATACCTACAACTGTAGCACGGTTGAGTGACGTATGCTATACTCGTTTGCATGACAACTGACACCGAAGTAAAGACCATGACATTGTTCGCCTACGGAACACTCCGAACGGATGAGCCTCTACACAGTTGGGTGCGTGACGAAATCATCACCAAACTGGGGACGGGCGTAATCCGTGGAGCACGACTGTACTACTCGAATGCGCACAAGGGGTACCCGTACCTCGTGTTCACTCCGAACGTAGCGACAGACCAAGCCGTTGGTGAACTGTTCGAGGTTCCAATCAACGACAACATCATCTCGATGTTCAACATGGAGATGAATGCTGGCTACACCGTTGCTGATGCAATCGCTACGATGCCTGATGGCACGGAGCACCCTGTCGTAGTCTGCGCATGGTCGCACGAGTACGGCGAAGAAGTACCGAACAATGACTGGTGTTCAACTGAGCGAAAGGAATGGTGGCGATAATGAGCAACCGAAAGAACAACCGAGAGTTTGCAGACATGCTCGACACGCAAGATGTCGGGTACCTAGCGAGCGTGTACGAGATGAGCGAGGACTTTGTTCGAGGCATGAACGACGACGAATGGTGCGCCTTTCTCGGATGCACGATTAGCGAGTTGCCGTACTTCCTCTTCGAGGACGAGATTGCTCCGTTTGCCACGATTGATGGTGAACCGATTGAGGCATTCGAGGACGAGGTTGAGTTCGATGACCTTGACACAGATGCGACGCTGTTCAGCATCGAGGCGTACCTGAAGAAGCAGGACAAGAAGCCCGTGGCGAAGAAGCCGACGGTGTTCGCCAGCGAGTACGCACGCCCGTCGGCGTTCGCTGCCAAGGCCAAGGCTCCGAAGGTCGTGCCCCATCACTTCGAGGTGATTCGATGACGGTGGGGTACGACACGGACGGCACCGCATGGATGACCGTTCGATACACAGTTGAGGTGCAGGTGATGGCGGACAACGAAGAGGACGCTCTCTACTTTGCCGACCTCGCCTTGCCAGATGTTGACGTAAAGAGTTTCGCTGGTTCGGGAGAGGTGGTGAAGTAATGGAAGAGATGAACCTCACCGACGAGCAACGAGCACGAGCCATGGGTTTCTCATGCGCCTACGGCTTGACTGGGTTGGCATCAGCAGCGTCTAGGGCAGGCAAGGAGTTCGGCACACTTGCCGACCTCGACCACGCCATTCGTCACACCATCACGGAAGCCCTTGACATCACCCCAGAATCCCCCGACTGGCCCGACACCTACATTGAGTACGTCTGCCAGCAAGCAATCCTCTTGGAGTACGGAGAGCCGTTCGTCGTGGAGCGATTCACCCACGCCGTGGCGCACGTCATCGGTGTTGGGGCGGCGCACGTCGTGGACTTATGCGACCTGCCCGAAGTGGCGGTGATTCCAAACCCAGAATCCGACTTCGGCGTTCCATCTCAGTGGACTGACCAGTAATGGCGTGCACCTGTGGTGTTCCCACCTGCAAGAAAAGTGTCGCACGCTGCGCCCACGGGTCGTACTCGATGTACGTCAATCACGGCTGTCGCTGTTCAGCATGCCGTGAGGCCAACGCTGCGGTTGGTCGTAAGCGATACGAGAAGGTACGCAAGCCCAAGCCCGATTCCTGTGGCTGTGGCAACCCAACCTGCGAGCGCCGTACTCGACGTGAGGTGAAGCACGGCCTGTCTGCGTACTTCGCCCACAACTGTCGCTGTCTCGTCTGCATGGCTGCCATGCGTGAGTATCAGCAGAAGCGTCGTGCGGCGAAGCGAGCGGCTAAGGCAGAATCAACTTCGGCGTAGCGATTTTCTTGTCGCCCAACTGCGGTGCGCCAGCCTCGTTCGCCGTCACTATTCCAGCAGCGGCATACGCCGTTTTCATGGCCTCGGCGTACCCATCGTCAAGCCCCTCTGAGAGGATGGTGACGACTTCGAGGGCGTTCTTACCCGTGGCGGCAACGAGAGCCTGAATAGCCCTGCTGAGCATCTCTCGTTCGATTCGGTGAATCAAGCGGATGGCATCAATGCCGACCTCGGTGGCGCTTGCCACTGCCTCTTCTTCGGTCAATGGCACTTCGGGCATTTCACCACTCATAGTTCGTCGCTTCCAATCTGTTCTATTTCATCTTTGGGGAAATCGGTTAGTTCTGCGAGAACAACCATAGACGCACGCAGGGGCGCATGCAAGTCTTTGTACTGCTGTTGCGCCTCTTCATTTGCCATGACGCTCACGCCTCGCTCTTCGAGCAGTTCCTTCAGGTCAGCCCACGCTTCCTTTTGGAAGGTGATGATTTTGAGGGACGCAAGCAGGGCGTGCTGCAAGACAATCGTGTGCTCCACGTCCGCCGAGAGCAGTTCAGTGAAATCGTATGGGGGCTTTGGCTTCTTCTTGCGGAACATCATTGGTCGTAGCCGTTCACGGCCTTGACGATGATTTCTGCCGTCTCTTTGTCGTTTCCACTGGCGAGGATTGCCACGTCGTTGCCGTTGGCATCAATAATGAACCACGCATCTTCTTCTTCGTCCGCCTCGCACGTCCATGGCGTTGGGTTTGTCATGAATGGGTTTATTGCCATTCCCAGCCCCGTGGCCTCTCCAGTGAAATAGTGACGTAGTACTTGCCGTCGGCAGGTACTTTGTTGACGATGCCAGCGGCTTCGGGCAAGCCGTTCTGTCTCACCTGTGATACGAGTTCCTCGTTCGTGTACGGGATTTCACTGCCCACAACCGTGACGACGACGGGTTTTGGAAACACGTCCAAGAGGAAGCAGCCGTTGCCCTCGAACCAACTCTCCGCCCCGTGGCGGCATAGCCAACCAGCGTCGCCCACCAGTTCTTCAGCAACGCTCTTGCCGTCGTTTGTGCTCCCGACAAGGGTTTTGGAAATGATGAACCCGTCCTCGTCAAGTCCGAGGATGCTCACATCGTTTTGCATCGTGTATTCGACTAGAACACGGTGTGGTGTCATGCGGTTTAGTCTACTCCACTGACAGTGCAAACCAAGTGATAGCCATCACCAGCATGGCACCGTTGAACCACAGGTCTGCGAACCACGGCATTTCCCACTCGGCAATCGCCACCATCACCAACAGGAAGCCACCAAGGGCGGTCAGGAAGGCCGTGAAGAGGCCGTAGAGCCAAGCCTGTGCGAACTTCTCAATCAGCGTCTTGCGTGCCCAGCGAGCCTTCTTGTAGGCCCTGTAGTTCGCCCTCTCGCTTTGCTTGTGCGCTTTTCTCAACTTCCTTGGCGTGCTCATCAGCAAGTCTCCTATCCACGACCCGAACGAGGTCGGCTATCTCTTCAGTTGAACCGTCAAACTTTTCACCTGCACGCACCCGATGAACGAAGTCCATCATTGGAACGCCCAGTTTGAGTTGGCAGTACTGGTCAATGCCGTACTTCAACTCGTCAGTGGTGAACTCCGCTAGTACGTCGTTACTTTCGGGTACCACGACGACCACGGGAACGTCGCCCACG